TATGTGCTTCCGCATGCTCTTCAACCGTTAGCTCTATAAGGTTAGATGCTTCGTTTGTGCCACCGGCATGACGAGGAATTATGTGGTGCTTGTGTATCATCCACCAGCCTGGAACTTGCGAAACTCGATCATGTTCTTGATCGTGCTGCTGCGCCATTTAATATTCTCAAGTATATCCTTAAGCGTCTCGACTGTAACTTTCCAGTATTCGAGCTTTTCCTCAGAGATCTGGATATGTTCGTCAGATTCGTAGTAGCGAGACATGTCGCCCTTCATAATCTTTAGACCGTTGAATGGATCGTATGCCCAGCCGTAACCCTCTATCTCTTCTTGAGAGAGTTTTCCGTTGTAGTATAGAAACTTATTCTTAAGCAAGACCTTCTGGGCAAGATCTACCTTCTTATACTGTAATTTAGCTAACGAGTGCATCTGCAAATATTTGCTGTGTAGTTTGGCGGTATCGCGAGAAGCTTCATCTAGATTAAACTCATCGATGGTTGTATCTGTTTCCCACATTGCCAAAACGTTTTTCAAATCAATCAATTCTATTTCCTTATGTTATAACAAATTCCGTATATCTAAACGTAACTGGGCATACCATTACCTGTGTTCCGTCTTGGTTTGATTCCATGTTTATTTCGCCGAGATCAGTAGGTATCGCATTCCTATATATGATAGTCTTATTAATGTTATTTTTAGAACTAAGAATATGCAATGTAAGATCACTGAAAGACGAGTTAACACTGTTAGGACCTAGATCTTCTTTATCTACGTTGTGCTTCATCCAGTTAAGTATTTCTAAATAGGATTTCATATCTTCATCGATAAGCACGGCAGCCGTAAGTGCACCATATGTAAACTTATCACCAACTTGTGGTACGCTTGCAAATTTACCATAAGCAACTTCGGCAGCATTTGTGCTAATAGATGGATGGTTAACTGACTGAGCAAAGAACGAGAGATTAGCAAACCTACGTTTATCTGCAACAAATCTAAAGCCGGAAGCCTGTAGATAGTTAATGTTATTGGTAAGACTCATATCTTTCTCCTTCAATACTATTTATACAAAAAATAACCCACAAAAAAACAGACGCCGAAGCGCCTGCCTTTCTTGTACGTGTAAGCTAAAGCTTAGACACCCATGATGGAGTCTACGCGGAAGATACGGTAGTACTGGTTAGTCTTAGCAGCTGCTAGACCGTTTGCAGGTGTGTTACCAACGAATGGGTTTGTTACCATGCCATAACGAGTCTTAAAGCCGATTTTTGGCTGGAAGTTATCTTCACCAACGGCGCGAACCATTGTCAAAGGTACGTATGGGCAATAGAATACACCAGCGTCATAAGGGGAAGTACCTTTATAACCAGCTGTTACGTAATCTGCAGATGCATATGGGTCGATGTAGACCTTAGTGCGACCATTCAAAAGACCAGCAAAAGTGTTGCCTGTGTCATCTACATTCAAGTTTGTAGACATAGCAGGTGCGTAGTCCAGCATGCCGGAAGCAGCCAAGATAGAAGCAACGTCGGAAGAACAGATAATGAAGTTACCCTTACCGCGACGTGTTTCTTTAGCAATGACGTTCATTTCACGTTCGATTTGAACGATCAAGCCTTTGGCTTTTTCGATGTGCCAGCGACCGTCTGCGTCTGATTGCAGATCGAAGATGCCGTTGATTGCAGTGTTCGAAGTTGTTGCACCAGTTTTAGCTTGGCTGTTGATTGTACGAAGAACTTCACGGTTGATTTCCGCAAGGATCTCAGTTGTCAAGATGTTAGCCAATTCAGTTTCAGCGTCCAAACCATGGATAGCTTTCAGATCTTGTGCAAGCTCCATTGTGTACTCTGCTTTGAGTGCACGTGACTTAGCTGTTACAGTTGCTTTTTCAATGGTGAAACCCATTTCAGCAAATGCATCTGCGCCGGCATTGCCAACAGCTTCAGCTTCTGCAGTAGAGAACAAATCGATAGCAGCACGTGGATCAACACGAGCGTCGCCAACAGTGCTGTCGTTGTCTGCGTCTGTGATGCCTTCAAAGCCAGAAGTACCAGTGATTGCAGTTGCAGATGGATCGCCGGAATAGGCCGGGTTTGCTTCGTTAAACAAAGCTTCTGTGTCTGCGCCGATGTTGTTAAGGCCTGTCTTGTAGCGTGACTTCATTGCGAAGATCAAACCAGTTGGACCTGTCATTGGCTGTACACCAGCAACGTCATATGCCATCATGTTCGGCATAGCGCGACGAACGAGTGAGATAAGAACTGGGTTCCAGTTAGCGCCGCCGCCAGCTGTTACGGAAGTTGTGTTGTTTGTTTCAGACAAGAAGTTCTGTGCAGAACCTGACTGAGCAAAATCTTTTTCCATGTTTTCCAGCAATTGTGCTGTAACATTTTTACGGTATTTGTCGGTAATTTCACCGGCAGATTTCGCGTTTAGGACCGGAGCCCATTTTTCTGTAAGTTGATCGTAAGACATGTGTAATTACTCCTAGGTCTTTATTGGTTGTTTAGCGCTGTGAGATACTGCTGCATCATTGGATTTACTTCAGTAACGGCTTCTTCGTCACCTTCAGTAGCTTCAACAATGTCATCAGCTTCAGCAGATGGGGTTGCAAAATGTGATTCTTTAACAATAGCGACTTTACGTGTAAAGACTTCTACTGATTCAAAATCCACAGATTCGACGAGTGTAGCAAGCTTCTCTGCTTGAGTATCAGCCAGGTCGAATGCTGCTTCGGCAATGATTTGGCTACGAATAAGAACTTCGTTCTCTTCAACCAATTTCATTGAGTCCAAAGTAGCTTTATTAAGGGCTGCTTCCAGCTCTTCTACCTGTTCTGCTAGTCCGTCAACTAGATCGACTTTTGCTTCTGGAACTTCGATGTAAGATTCTGTGAACAAGGTTTTCAAACCTGCCATAAAGCCTTCAGCGATTTCAGTGCGCAAGCCTGCTTGGATAGCGACTTCGTTGTCTGTCATCCAAGATTCAACTACGTAGTTTAGATACGAATCGATTTTGTTAACCATGCCTTCTTCGACTTGGGCAACTTCTTCTTCCAATGCTTGGATAGAGGCAGCTTCAATGCGATCGATCTCTTCAGAAAGTTTGGACTTAAGTGCTGCTTCAAACAGTACTGCGGTCTTCTCTTTAAACTCTTCGGAAAGAGTTGCTTCTGATTCGACAAGTGCACTCAATTCAGCGTCGACGTCGAGAATAGATTCTACAACAACATCAGCTTCTTCGCCTTCGAACTCAACGTCTTCGTGCATGCCTTTAAACATGGTACCAAGATCGCCTTTGTTCATTCCTTGCATTTTAGTAACCATAGCGGAAAGCATTCCAGCCTTAGTCTTTGGCATTGGTTCAGCATTACGCTTGTCGCCAGTACGACCAGGTGCTTGGGTTTTTACAGCTTGTGTTGCAGCATCGACTGCGGCAATACTCTGTGCTTCAGCATTCTTAGGATCATGAGTTGCCCCTTCTTCCATTACTTCAGCTTCCAAGTCAACTGCGACGTCTTGATCGGTAGTTTGATCAGTCATATTGTGACTCCTTATATATTTTTAAGTACGGAGAGGAAATTCTTAAACTCACGAACCTGTGTCTCATAGAGATCGGCACGCGGAGCGTTTTTGATTTCAGTCTCAATTCGTTCAATATCTCTAGCCTTAATGATGCCATTATCCCATATCCAGTCTACACCTTCCATAATTCCATTAACGAAAGCGTCTGGTGCAGATGGATCTTGGACAATGTCTACCGTCGCGAGGTGAAAATCCTCTTTGACGTAATTAACACCACCACGGGATTCTAGAGATCCCATACCACGAGTTGACACGCCTAGTTGCACACCACCGTCAAGGAGATTTTTAACAATCTTACCCATAGGAGTATCCAATATTTGTGCCTTTCCAACAACATCATTACCTTGCCATTTTAGCTCAGTAATGCGATGTGAAACCTTATCCAAGTTAACAGTAGGACCGTCGGGGTGATTAAGTTCACCAACTGCGCGTCCCTTTTGTACTTGGTCTTGGTCGTATTTATCAACTGCTGATTCCATTACGGAACGAGGATAAACGCGACCATTTCTATTCTTTTGATCTGCTTGCATGAAGACGCCTTCGATGGTGTATTTCTTTTCACCGTCTTTCGCTTCAACTAAACAGTTGAGATTTTTGTCTTCAAATTCGCAAATCAGTTTCATTGTTATTCCTATCTATACTTCTGTTTCGTCAACGTCTAATGCGTCGAGCTCTTCATCGCTAAGATCTTCCAATGAAATATCATCGAGGTCAATATGATCTTCCTCGACTTCGTCTTCCAATTCCAATTCATCAACGAATGGCGCTTCGAGTTCCGTTGCTTCGCCGCCGTCGTATACACCTTGTGCCATATCTGCCTTAGCAGCTTCTACAGCATCGTCTTGTTTAACAGATAAAAGCGAACCGAATAGTTCATTTGCTTTTACCATATCATCATCCATTACATGACCGATTAGATCTTTAATGTCTGCTTCCATAATGTGTCTCCATTCTCTCTTAGTAGTATTTATAATAATATAAAGTCTAACTTTATTACTTTTTAATGTTGATATCTAAGCTATGTTTAGCCGTCGCGCCTGCTTCCGGTGCTGCGGGTGCTTCTTCTTGATCCTGTTCTTCTGCAGCATCGCGTTCTTCACCCTCTTTTTTAATCTCTTCAATCTCTTCGTCGGTGTAACGCATAACGTTTTTCATTACCCATTCTTCAGTAAAGAACTGACCGAGGTGCGGGGTAACCATATCAAGCGTCTGAATCTTCTCTCTTAGAACCTCATTTTCTTTAAGTTCGGCAAAGTGGTTATCACGAACAAAGTCTACGACAATATCGTTTTTCCACTTGTTCCAATCGTCTTCAGTAATAATGGCTTTCAGTAACAATTGCTTCTTAAGCAAAGATGTGAATAGCTTAGAGAATCTACGACGGATCTTATCGATAAACTTTTGGAACTTTACTTCGTCTCTGGAGATCTCAGTGCTACGACCGATGTTGAAACCTTGCTCTGGTTCAAGTCTGCCTACGGGAACGTTCAGTGATCTATAAAGACGCTTTTGGAAGTAAATAATATCTTCGATTTGACCAAGGTTATCACCGCCGGGAAGAGAGCTAATTTCTGTGCCTCTGCCGCCTTCTTTGCGTGGCAACCAAAAGTCTTCGAGCATAGACATATGTTTGCGGTCGTCTTTAATCTGCCCGGTGCTTGAATCATAGACTAACTTGTTGCGGAAGTTAGACTGGATGTTTTTCATGTACTCGTTTGCTTTACCCTGAGGTAAGTTACCTACATCGACATAAAAGATGCGACGTTCGGGTGCACGCGCGAGGCGATAGATTACAAGTGAATCTTCCATCATGCGTAACTGGTTAACAGGCTTTAGGGCTTTATGTAGGTATGAAACTACTTTTTTGCGTGTCTCATCTAATAGACCGGATGTTACGTAGCTAATAGAGTCGCTGGTAAGCTTCGTGCCTTGATTCTGTGCGCCAGGCTTTTCCTGGTAAACAAAATATTCTTCGACGTTATCTACAATCTTTACGCCAGTCGTAGCATCTTTCTTGTATTTAATTTCACGGACTTTGCGGGTCTTCATGGAATCCATAAAGCGTAGTTCTTGAATACCTGCTTTTGGGTTCTTCTCATCGATTACAATGTGGTGAACCAACCGTCCGTCGATATACCATCTGCGGAATAGATCATGACCGTTGTCATTAAATCCCAATAGAGAACAGATGTTATCAAATTCTTCGGTAATCGTCTTTTTAACTTTGTCGGACATTTCATCAGCTTCGTCCAACTTTAATTGAACTGGTTGCTTATTGTCTTGGACAGAGATAGCTTCGTTTGTAATATCTTCGATTGCCATATCGCATTCGGGCTGCATAGCCACGCCGCGATACTTCATAATCATCTGTGCATTGTCTTTTGCTTTATCACCGTCTAAGTCTACGTATTGACCAAAGTGACCAGCGCCTGATGCGGTTACGTAACCTGCACCGTCTTCATCATTAGGCGGAACAATAGATGGACTACGGTCTTCTTTTTTCTCATTCTTTTTGGGACGTTGAATTTCGAACCCAAAGAATTTGTATACGTTGTCTACCATTTCTTTTCCCTATCAAAGTCTAACAAAGGGCAACTGAATGCCCTTTGTTTTATTTATGATTGTTTATAACCGTAACTTATTAAGTCACAGAGCCAAAAGCTTCGCCGCCTTCGATAAGATCCGAAGTGCCTTCTACCACACCAGCAGTCCAGTACTGATACTGGAACGTTACTTGGTATTCCTGAAGCTGGTTTTCAGCGTCGAAAGAAACCGCAATAGGACCAAGATCTGATGGCCAAGCATCTTTCAGAGCGTATGCACGCAATGTATTACCGTTGCGATCCTGCGATTCAATCTTCAGATCAACAAAGTAATTCTCTGAACCTTGTCCGTCTTCGTGGTTGTTTATCCCACTCATCCATTGCTCAAGAGCCTTACGGATCGTGAAGTTAGGATCGTTCATGACCGTAACAGTCCAAGGATCAAACGTTTTATCGCCTGAGATCTTGAGCTGACGTCCACGGTACGGCAGGATAATTGGTGTGATAGTCGAACCTGGAAGTTCGCCAGTTTTAGCGAGGAAAGTGCTAAGGCCGGATACTTCCAAGCCATTGACGGGAGATACCAAAGTAATCTTAAAAAGGTTACTTCTAACACCGCCGCCAAGCTTTGCTTTAAAATCGTTTACATTAAGAACCATTGTTATATCTCCTATTATCCAACGATTTCTTCAAAGCTTGCACCAGATCTAACAGCTACAAAATTTAGAGTAATGTAGTTAATAGAGCGAGCAGGCTTAATAAAGATCGAGGCGACAAATTCATTATTGTCAATTACTGTTGAGGTATTGTTTGTTGTATCGCAAACAATGCGGAAGTCACTAATGCCTCTACGTGCCATTACGTCACGAAGATAGGGTTCTACAACGCCAACAAATTCACCACGAGTAAACTCGTCGTTGAATTCAAACAGGATAGTTTTGGCATATGCAATAATGTCTTTTTCAAGCTTTAAGAAGAGACGACGAACGTTAATGCGATCGAATGCACTTGGACGCTTAAGCATAGTCTTATCACCGTATAGCATAACACCTTGACCGTTCAAGTTAACGATTGGGTTAACGCCGGCTTTGTAAAGAGTATCACGCTGTGTTTTACTTGGGTTCCAAGAAATATCTGTTACGCCCAAATAGTTACCACGACGTGTGCCTGCTGGTGAGAACCAAGGAGCAGCATTACGATCGGTAGCAGCCATTAGACCTGCAGTAGAAGAAGCAGCGGGAATAGTGATATACTTATCGTTGTACTTATCGTATACTTTCAAGAAGTTACCATCTACTGAAAGGTAGGATGAAGAACTTAATGCATCTGCAAAGGCTTTTACCGAAGCTACGATAGTCGAAGGAGTAGCGTTAACGATTGCTGCACGATGAGGAGAAGCAACTACCAATGCATCTTTACGCAAAGTTCCGGCGGTTGCAACTAAGTCGGCTACGACTGTTACTTGGTCAGCTTGCAATATCAAAGAAGGAGCGATAATTAGATCAGCTTCAGTAAGTTCAGGATCTTCGATTAGATCAAACGCACGGAGATAATCGGCAGTGGCAAGAGTTGTTGCATTTTCGCCGCCCTTAAAGGAATACTTAATAGCCGGTAGTCCGTCAACGAACGCTTTTGTGGTGCCAGGAGTAGTAGCTGTACCTAGGGTAGCAGATGTGTTATAGCTGTCATCGGAATCAAACGCAAGGCTTGAACCCCATGAGGCAAAGTGAACATACTCTGAACGAGCGTTAAGAATATCACCAATGTAGTTAGAACGGCCGTCTTCGCCTTTAGCATCGGATGCAGCGGAGAGGTATGAGTAAGTCTCTAGGATAGCGCCTTTGGTTCCTGAGATAACACCAGTGGCATCAACTACGACTGCGTGCAGTTCGTCAAAGGTTGCGTCACGGGCTGCAGCGTATGTAGACGTGCTAGGCGCGCCATCGAAGCTTCCACGATAAGCCCAAGCGTCGAATACTGAGTCGCCGGTATCTGCGGGACAGATATGAAGCTCAAGGTTGTCACCTAGGTCGCCAGGATAACGAGCTGCGAAAGCAACACCGCGAACAATGCTTGGATCGCTGGCACTATCGCCGGAATATAGACCAAGAGCCGCTTCTTGAATTTCAAAGTCTTTTGTGTTGCGGATAACGGTGGGGGAAGTAGTTACCGGCTGAAGTGGTGCTCCGTCTGATACAGAGAATGAGTTACGAGCAGTGACAGTGCTGTCGATCTCGCGAATTACTGAAAGCGAGTTGGCATACCGTAAGAAGTATGCTGCGCTGTGAAAGTCGATAGTGTTGAGGGTATTGGGTGCGCCAAATACAGATACTAGACCGGCTTCGTTAGAAACAAGTACTGGTTCTGCAACCGGACCCCAACTGAAACTCCCTGCGATAACTCCAACAGAGCCTGGCGCGTTGCCAGCGATCGACCCGGAAAGGTCAATTTCTCTAAAGTTAACAGCAGGAGATGCTGATGGAATACTTAGTGCCATTGGGTGTTCTCCTAATTGTAAGATATGTTCATAATACGATTGTTCATATGACTATTTATGACTTTTTTAAGTCGAGGGTTTTACCACTCGTGATCTCTATCAAGAGACCAACCACCGTCGTCGTGTCGGAGATCTAAGGCATCGACGTGTTCCGCATGGACCGATCCGTCATCGTGTATACCGAATGGCAAAACGTCTGCTTCGATCTCTGCCATTTGCTGTTCGAATAGCATCTTCTTTAGATCCATATCGGCGTGATCTTGGAAGTAGGTAGTGCTTGCAAAGTAACCAAACATCACGAAATTCATAACCAAGTCGTCGTGGTTATTATCAGAAGCCTCGTATGATACACCCTTTGCCACGAATGTAGAAATCTCAATAATCGTGTCGTGGTCTACAATTTCTATTTTGCCATTCTCAAGGATATCCTTAAAGGCAGAGCAACCAAGTCTTTTTACCTTTCGAGTCATATTCACCCCAAGAGCATCAGCTTTTACTGCGCTCTCAACATAAAGGTTTTCATACTCAAGATCGTGGTATAGACCTATGCAAACTACTTGTCCGGCATCATTTGATTCTACGACACATAGTGCTTCATTGTATGTATTAACATATTTATAGATTACGTTGGGATAAAGAATTGGGCTAATGCGATTGTTTCGATATACGGCAACTTGCTTAAACGGCCGAGCTGTAATGTCAATAATGTTAAACGTTGAATAGTCAAGTCCTCTTCCTCTCGCTACATCCACTAAGCAAATGTATTCATGATTTTTTACCGGATGCTCGTATATTAAAACACCGTCTTTTGTTCTTTCTAATGGCTCCTGAGATCTTAAGCTGAGTAGTGTATTACCCTCAATAAGAGTATCGCCGGTGCCAAAGAATGTATTACCGAATTCTTGGTCGAACTGTAGATTAGACGTGTTGGAAATCGTCATGCGCTTCCACTCTTCGTCACGACCGGGAACGTCCCACCAATCTACTCGGAATGGCTTATATTCATTTGTCCCTTGGATAGCACCTTCCCAGATTTTATGATACTGATTACCCAAGCCATTCGCGGTAGAAGTAATAATAACCTTTGTCTTTTCACCCGATGCAACAACTGGATAGGTAGATGTGTAGAACGTGGCAGCATCTTCGACGAATGCAAACTCATCGAGGTATAGCAAATTAACCGACATACCACGGATAGAAGATCCTGATGTTGCTGCAGCTACAATGCGAGAGTTATTACTGAATTCAATCGAACCTTTATTCAGTGCTTTACATCCGGGCTGCAAGAAGAACGGAAGATTCTCCAGCATCAGAGTTACCCGAGATAGCATCTCTCTGGATGTAGCACCTTTGTTGGCAAGGACTGCAACGACTTGTTCTGTGTTAAATATGGCATACCATAGCAGATATGCAACAGAAGATATAGACTTACCCGATTGGCGACATGCAAGAACGATAGAGAATCGATTCTCATCAAAGTGCTTAAACATCTTTTCTTGATATGGGTATAGCTTAAACGGAACAAGGCCACGATCTACGTGAATTACCTTACAATAGGTTCGAGCAAAGTATGAGGGATCTTGCATACATTTGGTATACTCGTGGACCTGCGCTACAGACCATTGCTGCGATACACCATCGCGCTTGACTTGGGTGTTACCGAGATAGCTTTCGTCTTTACCACCACCGAGCTTTGTTTTAAAATCTTCAGACATTATGAACTTTTTTTAACTTAGGGGGTTTACAAACCAAGGGAACCTCGGTATAATAAAGAGACATCTTTGGAAAGGGATAGAACACTCATATCATATCGTCAGGTGTAATATCGATCGCTTGCTTTGATGCATCTTGTAACATTCTTTGTAGATCTGTTGTAGATCCAAGAAAGACATTATTCGTCGTTGTTCCAGATATAGCAGCAGCTTCTTTACTATCTACCTTCTGCATATCTTTCTTCTTTTTATGATGATCCATAAGCTTATCATTGATATCACTTACGTTCTTAATCATACCAGATAGCACTTCATATGCACGAGGATGTTCACTCTCTTGAGCTACGTCAATCATATTGCCGAGAGCTTCTTGTCCTGTCTTAATTAGATCCAGGTATACTCCACGAGAGAAATCAAAGTCATCGTCTATTTGTTTATCGGAGTCACTCATTGTTTAACCTATATAATCCGTCCAAGTTGTATTGAATCCATAGTCGGAATCAGCATTTACATTAACAGGATCAGGCGATGTAACAAACGCACTTATATGGGTATCGGAATCACCCGTGCCACCCTGTAGGTAGAAGTTGGTCTGAACACTGCGGATGATCTTACTGTCACCAATTGGACCATAGAACATTGTCTTCATTTCGAACTCAAGAGTATATATGATCGTTCTACGTTGTTCTAATACACTCTCAAAGTCATCGCTGAATGAGGTAGACTGCAAAGTAAGTGGCACGTCTTCTTTTACTTCAGGATAGTCTTCGAATGGTTTTACTGTAAGATTGTATTGTGGACCAAAGTAAGGAACAATCTGTTCTACGATTTGCAGAGCATCGTCGTGGCTACGTGCATAAACATTCAGCTGAAAGAATATGTTATACGGAACGCCTGCATAGAATATCTTTCTATTCTGAACGGTCGTTGGACTTGCCTTACTGAATTGATTTGTCTTACCAACCATACGAGTGCCGTCATATTGGAAGTTAACAATCTCGAATGACATACGAGGAAGCTTAATAGCCGTCATCGTGTTATCCTCTAAGTCAGGATTCTCACGGATACGATCTAAATACTTCTCGCGAGGCGCGTACGCGAGAGGCACGCGAACAGTGCTAATTACATTGCCTGCAGCATTCTTGCGGATAACATTTAAGTTATTAAACAGTGCACCAAAGGTAGCTACTGATTTGCGAATACGCTGATGATAAAAGTGAGTTCCAAACATTAGCTGCTCCCCGGTTCGCCGAATGGATTACCTTCACTAAAGTCTAGGAAGTCCAATGATTCTGTTTTAAAGTCGTCATTCTGTGCAGTTACCTGATTCAGTGTATCATTTACCGCTGTAACGACTCGCGTTGCAGTATTAATACTGCCTGTAATATTACCCGGAATAAACGTATGATACTCGTCGTCGTTTGATCCTACGTGTGCAAGTCTTACTATGTTAGTGACCCCGTTATAGTCAACGACTTCGCCTGTTATGATTTTGCCACTCGCAAGCGTCTGACTCACGGTTTCGCCATCTGTGAGTGTGAAACTGCTTGCCGTTAAGGTAAGATCAATCGTGAATCCTTGGCTTTCTAGTGAATCAATAATCTCGATACCTGTATCAAAATCGTCATCATTCGGTTCGTATAATTCGCAACGCATCTTGTATGTAGGCAGATTGCTTAACTGGTAGAATGGCTGTTCATGCTCGACGTGCATAATCTGGAACATAGAATTAGACAAAGGAAGATAGATTAAATCCCCTTCCAAAGGTCGTTCAGACGTTACCTCGTTATCGTCATATCCGACGGTCTGTCTCCAGCGACGCCTAGATACGATAAACGTCGCCGTGTCGCGAATTTCGATCCCGAACTTAGAGAACAGATCGCCTTCTCCGTCAAAGCCGTCTACATTTTCAATGTACATTTCAACAACGTGGGAAGAGTTAAATCGGTGGATTACATCGGCGCCAAAGATCTTGTCTTCATTAACAATGTCACGGGGAAGATAGTAAACATCCGTTCCGTACATTTTAAGAGATTCGATTGCAATATCTTCATAGAGATGCTGCTCTGATAAAACTCTGTGACTAAAATAAGGATTTGTTGCCATTTTATTATCCTACTAAAAAGTCAATAGGAAGCTCGAAAGTGGATCTTATTTCTTCTTCTAGCTTATCGATTTCTGCCATTGCGTCTTGGAAGATCTGTGCACCGTTAAGAGTGACACCGCCGGGAAGCTGCATGCCTTCGAACTTCATAAGGTTTGCACCCCATTGTCTTTTAACCAAAGCAGTAGTAAACTTCTTAAGCCACATATCGTTGAACACCTGAGTACCTTCTAGATACTCATATGCTTCTATAACTACGAAATCGCCTAATAGGATATCGGTGCCTAGCTCGCCGTGGATATAAAGTCTATCCTCATGGCGGGAGTAAGTCACTTGTGGTGTGCCGTTTAACTTCATGTCAAGCAGACCAAGGTGCTGCTGCATTTGCTCATAAGATGCCATACCACCTTGGCGATATGATCCCATGAATGCCATGTCGTTTAGCATCATTTGATACTGAAGATCGAACATACCTGAGCCGCCACCGAAGCCTTTTGAGATGGGAAACATTTTAGTAACCGACACAATTTCTGCGGGGATAGGGATATATTTATTCGTAATATCTAGTTGGGTTATTTCGTGCTTCAGGTATATTTTTTTAGTTGCTTCGGAATGGAACTCCCGGTATACTTCTAACGCTTCGTCCACGCGATCATCTAATTGATCCGGGTCAACGTTAATTTCAATAACAGGTTCACCTAGCTTTCGCAGCGCATATTGTATAAGGGTAATTTTAGAATTTACTGCCATGTCGGTATTCCTGCTATAGTGTTATTACTATTTATGCGTTTAGTAAACATCTATTATGAAGTGATCCCTACGCCGAATATTGTTTTTAAAGCCGTGCCACTGGAGTTTTTAATAATTAGCGTAGTCTTGTTAAATAATTCGTCTTCGCCTACTCCGTCTGCAGGTATTGCCAATACTCCGTTAACGAACTCTTGTTCGGCACTATCCCAAGATAAATATTGCCCGGCTGCAGGTGTTGTAAGTGCTACGTCTGATAATCCACCGATGGAATTAAGAGCTAAAGCTTCGGTATATTTTGTAGCAAAGCTTACTCTAGTTGCAACGCCACCTGCTCCAAAAAAGAAGTTACCGTTGTTAAGGTTAGGAAGATCTTCTGCACGACCTGTCATACCCACTTCAACTTCGCCGTCTGAGTCTACGGAAAGAACGTATCCGATACGTTGTATTTGGGAGACTTCTAGTGTAGGATGAGTGGTTGTAACCTGACCCGCTACTGCGTGCACAAAGATCGGGTCATTGACCGTCATTGTACTCGTATCAAGGCCTATATGTGTGCCGGAAGTGGTAACGATACATTCTGCGCCATTTGTAGAAGTTGCATTTACAAAACCAACTGCAGGCATCTTTGCAGCTATTGTGCAATCAGCTCGGTCAAATTTTGGGCTACCTAATGTCGAGCCAGAATGAAGAGATACTACAGTGCCGGCTACAAGCGTTACGCCGCTTGAATTTATGCCTTTAAGTATTGTTGCTCCGTCCACAGCGCCTTGAAATTTAGGAGCTATTACGGTTCCGGTAAACGTGTCACCTGACAGCTTGGCAACGGATTGCCAAGCTGCAGAGTCATAGAACTCAATATGATCTGTTGTCGAATTAAATCGAAAGTAGCCACCCGCCGGAGTGCCATCGCGTTGTGCTGTAGTTCCGGCTGGAACAAGAGCTGCACCAGTATCCGAAGTTTTTTCAACTTTACCAGCATTTAAGTTGTTAAAGTTGGCATCGACTTCATCATTAGTTAACGATGAGCCTTTTCCAGAACGCGTTACGATAGTAGCCATGGCGGATGTTACCTCTTCTTAATTTCTAACAGATTAATTACTTATTAAGCAATAGTAACGGTCCAAGTGATAGTAACTGAGTCATCAGCACCTTTGTTTACAGCAGCGAATACTGTACGGCAAAGCATAACGCCACCGTTTGCAGTAGCACTGTTGAATACGCCAGCTTCTACCAATGCGCCAGTACCAGTACCAGCAGCAAAAGTAGCCGTGTAAACGATAGTCGAGGCTGCAGGTGCGCCTTCGCCGCCTGTTAAACCTTGACGGCCGTTTTCAGCAACAAGAGTAGTCTGAGTTACTGCAGCAGCAGTTGCAGTTGTACCAACAGACATGTGTGACATATCATCTGGACGGCCTGTGTCAGTCATACGAGCTGCGATCCACGTCTTACCAACAGTTACGACAACGTTTGGAACTTCGCGGGTTTCTTTTACAGCACCGTGCTTGTTTGTAAGAACGATATTTAGTTTGCCTGTAGCGGCGAGTGTTTCACGGATCATATGAGAATCTCCTGTAAATGATCATTTATGTTAACATAAGTATTTATGTCTTTTTTAATCCTGTTAATTAGAAGGATCGAGTTAATGCTGCATCGTAAGCAGCAAGTGGGTCGGAAAGGTCAAATTCTACATAATCTGAAGCAAAGTAATCCCTTTGAATTAATTTGCCTGCTTCGCTTGTTGAAGCAGTATCTGCTCGGCCCGTGGAGAATGCCTTAGCTGCATTCTCGGTAGACGTAATTTGGTCTGCGAAACTTGTGGACCACTGGTAAGTTATACCGTCTGGAACTCCTACTAGATCTAAAGCATTTGCTGCGTCAGCTAATGGAATGCCAATACTAAGTAAGGGACTATTATCGCCAGGCGTTGTAGAGTGACCAAAGCTGGTGCTTGTGGCTTTGACAGGGCTATCGCTAGGAGTTGTTGAGTGTGCCAATCCCTTAGTTGTATTTATACTGTTAGTAAAGGTTGCTGTAACCCCATGACCGAATGGTAATGATGTGCCAAAGGCAGGACTATCACCCGGCGTTGCGGAGTGACCAAAGCTTGTGCTTGTGGCTTTGGCAGGGCTATCGCTAGGAGTTGCTGAGTGCGCCAGTATCTTATTAGAATTAAGAATAGCATTCTCGGATGGTGTTGTGCTGTCCGCGAAACCATATACAAGGGTTCGAAGAATCGAGTTAATCGCGTCACCTGGAGTAGTAGAATCTGCTATAACCTTACCGGTCGTGGTTACTGAACCTTCTGCTATGGTAACACCATGCCCAAAGACTTTACTCGGATTTAACGCAGGAGCGTCGCCAGGCGTTGCAGAGTGGCCGAAGCTGGTGCTTGTAGCTAAGGCAGGACTATCGCCAGGAGTTGCGTTGTCCCCGAAATTACGTCCGAAGCCTAGAGTAGATACTAGCGCATCAGTTAGACTTTGTGATTCGGTTAGTGATTTACCAACGCCAAACGCAGAACCTTCTGCTATGGTAACACCGTGGCTAAAGACTTTACTTGTTTGACCTGATATGTCTTCGTTTAGGGTGACGAGGTCAGCAGTTACTTTGTTTGTAAAAAGACGATGGAAATCATGTTCCTCTACGCCTGCGCTATCCGCGAGATTGCGTACCCAATGTTGCGATATTAAGTTAATCGCGTCCGTGGCGGTAGTAGTATGTGATAGTGCTGTTATAAACTCAAACGTTATTCCGTCTGGAATGCCAACTAAGTCTTGTATGTTTGCTATATCAGATATAAATTTACTTAGAACTTTTCTAGCAATTGCTTCGCTTATGGTCTGGGTGTCAAAGAAGCCTTTATTTGGGTGGACGTCAGGAACAACATCTGTTGGCTCGATAGAGTTGTCCCCGACAAAAGGAACAAGGCTTGTAGCAATGGCAGGGCTATCGCTAGGAGTTGTAGAGTGACCAAAGAGCTTTGTCATATTAAACGAATGCTGTTGGATTGCCGAGAAAATATCTGAAATAACTTTTCCGATATCTTTGCGATCTATAACATCCTTTATAGGCTCATTACCGGTGACATCATTGAATTTTAAGCCAAACGTAAAGTCTAAATCAAAGCCGTCGAAATCTTCAGCTTCTACTGTGCTAGGCTTGGCGGCGCTAGCTTTAATAAACTTGGTAGTAAACAATCGCGCGGGAGGATGGAAGAAGGCTGCTTGATCGGTAAGGATTTTACTAACTGCTAATACGTTTGCCTGATTCGCCAATACAAATTCGGATTTAACCTGATTCGTGTCCAATGTGGGATCTTCGTCATTTGCTGTCGCTGGGTCACCTTTGACAAGATTAAGGTGATTTGCTAGACTCTCTAAGAATGTTGCTGTATCTGCAAAAGGCTTTTGTAAACCAATAGCAATCGGATCACCCATAGCAACCTGATCAGCTAGCGACTGAATCATACTATAGGTTATTCCATCCGGAACACCCAAAAGGTCTTGCATAGTAACGCCGTCTGATATATTTTTAGCAAAAGCTATAATATTAAGAACGTCATTATTAGTAACCGCTGCGCTGGATGCTAATGGAATTCCGATTGAATATGCAAGAGCAAAGAACTCTGTAATATTTTGGATGTCGCTTAATGGTTTGCCAAAATGCTGTGCTATTGCTTCACTAAAGGATAGGGTATCGGCAACCGGCTTTGCGACGCTTTGGGCCAATAGGTCAGCCGGAGTTGCTGAGTGTGCCAATCCCTTATTCATATTAAACAGACGATCGGGATCGCTAAAGTCTACTTGCTCGGAAACTGGCTTTCCGATAAACTTTTGCGCGGGAGGATGGAAGAAGTCTGCTTGATCGGCAAAAGCCGTTTCAAAAGAAATCGTTGCTTGCTGTATGGCTGATGCGGTCTCTTGTAGCGGCTTCGCAAGGCTAAATAAGTGTTCTTCGCTAAGAGTCGCTTCCTCAGCAAGCTCTTTTCCGAGGCTTACTAAAAGAGCATCTAGTACGTCAAGACCTGATTCGCTTACAGACTTAATAAACTGGAACGTAGATCCATCTGGAACACCCAAAAGATCTTGTGCGTTTGCCGTGTCTGCAAAACGTTTAGTAGCGTGAAGTAGCGCATTTTCTCCAGTAGAAAAACTATCAGCAAGTTCTCGTAGTCTAAATCTAATTAGACTAATTGCCTCTGATAAAGTAACATTGTGCGCGAGAGGCTTATTCGTAAGTAATGTATTGGCTTCTGCTGGATTAAGTTCATCGGCAATTACTTTGTTTGTGAGAAGACGATGGAAATCATGTTCCTCTACGCCTGCGCTATGACCGAATATTTTGCCAACAAGGTTTTGTACTAATTCAGTTAGATTCAATTCTTCAGACAAAGGCTTTGCGATATTAAGCAAAGGAAGATCGGTAATCGTAGCTTGGTCAGCAATAATCTTAGCTACGAATATATCAAAGTGATCGTCCAATAGGTCAGATACACTAATCCCGTCCGCTATAGCTTTGGCCATATTAATATTAATAAGAGGATGGAATAAGGCGGCAGAATCCGTAAAGTTTCTTACATATGATTGGAAGACAGCTGCGAATTCATTCGTATCAACTACGTCACTTAAAGGTCTACTAAGATTAATGGCGGTAAGATCCGTCGCGTCCGCAGCGTGGTCGAATGCCGTGGCGAAAAGAATAGCTGCAAAATCATTTGCTGTCGGAGCATCTCCAAAGGTTCTAAACGCCGTAAACTGGCGTTCTAGAACGTCGGTTGTCGTAAGTGTATCTGCTACGGAAGCAATAGTTTTAATAAACTGGAATGTAGCTCCATCTGGTACGCCGATTAAATCCTGCGCAGTTGCAATATCTGCAAAAATCTTATTTATTGTAAAATCGGGAGGAGAGTCGAGAGCGTCCGCGAGATCGTTAAATACTTTATTTAGATCCCATATTAACTCTTCAGATGGATTTGCTAGTTCTTCTAATACTTTTGTAATTTGTAAATGTTGAACATCAGACGAATTAAGGCTGTCTGTAATACTCCGTCCCGCGGAGTATACCAAAGCAATAGTATCATGAGTAATCGTTGCGGCGTCGACGAAAGGACTAAACAACGACCAGGCTTTTTGTAGAGTCTGGGTTATGGTTGCTGTCTCGCCGAACGGTTTGCTAAGATCAAGTACCTTTGCCTCCGACACGTTAGCAGGGTCGTTAAATTCTCTAAATGCCACCCACGTGCGAACAAGACTTTCGGAAGTAATTGCCTCGTCGCCAAGACTTTTAATAAACTGGAATGTAGACCCATCTGGAATACCCACAAGATCTAGGATCTGCGCGTCGTCGGCTAATGTCTTAAAGAAATTCCAACGAGCTTCTTCGGTTGCATTTGCCTCGTCAGCAAAGGTCTTAAAGATACCAACCTCGACAAAAACAATATCATTTGCATTAAAGTTATCTTGTAAGCCCGATCTTAGGTGGAACGCTAATTGTTCTACAGCGCTAAACGGCTCAATGATATTCTTCCCAAAGACAAAGCTAGTAACGTCTGAGGTATTGAGATTTTCTGAAAGGCCTTTTTCTACTAAGAAGTCTACAAGAGTTTTTCCGTCCACCTCAACCTGATCGAAGAATGGATCAAGGGCGGTACCAGTCAGAAACGCCTCGGATATGGAAACCGAAGATCCTAAGAGTAAAGATTGATATCTCCGCATTGGAAGATAGCCAGTTCCAATGTAATACTTACTCTCATATTGCTCTGATGTTCCTTCGTTTACCGTCTCTACTACAGTTTGAATGGCACCGTGTTTTAGGTAAAAAGGATTTTTAGTTCTTTCAGTTTTAACGTTAAAATGAGGGCTACCTGTTAGCCCTGTGCGTCTGTATTTGTTATCCATATTAAGATGCCGCCGGGAATGTTACGCCGGGAGTTACTTCGATAAGCCCCTCTACTACTCTAAAAATGTCACCCGATGCGGATTCGATTACTACGTCAAACATGTATCTTCCTGCGGGGAGAAGCTTAGTTTGCTCGTCTGTTAGACTTAGGGTTATCCCACCTGACGCGGCGTTACCCCCAGCGAATCCACAAGTAAATGTGGCGCTGGGTGATACTGATTTATACGTTTTTTTAATATGGGAGGTAGCTGTAAACCCTGTAAGGTCGAACGCAGTGTCGTCATTCGTATCAGATACACTTACTTGGTATCTAAAAGTAGAACCTTGGTCTATCAGAAGCTCTTTGTATATGGCCATTTCTTCCCTCCGTTGATGTTACTACTATTTATGTGTTTTAGTATCTCATTCAGGAATAGATTCAGCCACTGGACCGTCGTCAGGAACCGTCTGGGGAGCCAAAGATGCAATATGTGCTTCCAATTGATTGTACATATCCCAAGGATTATTTCTGCTGTCTAATTCTAAATCGTAGGTTCTTGCTTCGGCTTCCAACATTAATTTTACCTGTCTTGTAAAATTAGCTGCATTGTTATTTGCTTCGGTCAATGTTCCGAGCAGGTCGATTGTTACGCGTGGTCCAGACATATATTTTCTCCGTGGTTGAAAGCTGTGATTAGCTATATGTATTTATGGTATTTTAATTAGGGTTTATACCTAGTAAATGCCCCTTTAATTCGTTTACTGAATTGGTGTGGCTAACATAAGTTGTAGGCCCATTATATACCTTATTAAAATCATATTGGCATATATTCTTAAACCCGTTCCCCATATCGTGACCCCAGATACTAGGCATATCCGTAGGAAACCCAAAGCATATCGTAGGACAATTAATTAAAGCTGCAGAGTAATAACTAGACCCCATATAAGTATAATGCTTTTTGGAATGTATTAATGTATTAAAAAAATCTTCTTCCGTCATAGTATAGCTTATTTCTTTTACCGGATATTCGCTATATCGTTCTATGTTGTTTATTATATCCACTTGCCCGCTTCGCCTTGCAATATCTCTAAAGAGATGAGTCTTTTTGCTTAATATTGTCTCGCCGTGTTTCTGTAGTGTTATATAGTCACCGTCGCCGATCCACTGCTGCTTAAATGGCCAAATGCATTTTGCATTCCACGGGGCTTGTACGCGGCCATCAATTTCATTAAATGTATACACTTTAAAAGCAACTCCCGGCGCCGGGGGAACAAAGTTTTCCATAAAGTATATTAAGTGCTGATCGCATGTATTAATATTACGGGGGTGTAGTTTAAGACCTATAAATCTTTCTGGGATAAATACGTTAATTACTTGCGGCTCAGTTATTATGCCTTCTTCGTACAAGCTTTGTATCTTCCATAAAGGAGTACAAAGTTGGCTCATAATGGTAGCGTGAGCTTGTACAGTGCTTTCGTCAAACATAACAGTATAAGCTACTTGCTCGGCCGTGTCACATCCCAATAATATTGTTTTTATATGTTTCATTTTCTACCTTAGTCGGATCAATTAAAAAATAGTTATAGGTAAATCTCATATTATTATCTGATTTATAATCATGCCAAGTGACGTTCGTCTCTCCGCAGAAAACCATTAGTCTATTGGGTTTCCATTCAATCGTGTTTTCTTTACCGTCGATATAGAATGTAGTGCCGGGAGCCTTTTCTGGACCAATATAAACAATAGCAGACATAATCTTAAACTCCGCTTCATCGTGTATCTTATGATGAAAGTTAGGAGGCGTAGCCGCCGTGTGAATAAATTTAGCTAGTTTAGTATATTCCCTTGTGTTACTAAACTGATTAATAAGATCCGCAATCTTGGGCGTTGGATCATAATCAAACATTGTTCTTTCTACGTCATGTCCGCCTTTAGTGTTTTGATACATTTTATATAACATATCGTATACATTTTTATCTAGGTAGTTATCGCAAACAATTGTTTTCATAGTAATTTATGCAACCTTTTTAATTTTAAGATTTCTTCTCTTTGTATTTTTAACCAATCTTTCTTTCGGTCTTCCAGTGAAATAACCCTGTAATCATCTAAGTCTATAACGTAGATCTTCCCGTCTCTTGTCATATAATTACAGAATTGATAATCATGAAAGCTGTATTCGCTAGGTCTAAGGACTAGGTCTTCGTATAATATATTCATATGAGATAGATCGATATGATTGCCTTTTATATATTCCGACTCTATAGTTATTTCACTTCCGTCTGTTCTATAGTCAAAGTCGGGAATACTAACTCGGTTAAAGTTTTCTTTACTCAGTCGTTCCAAGTTCTCTATTATATGATCAAGATGCATCTGCTGCAATGTCTTAGATATAGTGAAAGAAGTTATTCTAGTTTTCTTCTTATCAATATATATCATTTCCTGAATTGCTCCATAGTAAAGGTAGATCCGGTTAAAGTATTATAGTCAGCATTGAAGTTAGACCATACTAGCGCATCCGGTGCGTCGTATAACATATCACAGCTTTTGCAGTAATCAATAGAATCAAAGTCGTGCATCTCGTGTGCTTTGCGGAGCTTGTTATATTCCTCCCCATACCAGATATCTTCTAGACTTTGGTCCGACAAGTGTCCTAGAACAGCTTTACTGTCTTGACCTAATACCATACAACATGGAACCACCGCTCCTGTCTTCCCGCCGTTCCCGCCCGCGCGTACGATTAAATCGGGTGAAAACGGTCTACCACAACTTCGTTTCTTTTTGCCTTTGCGCCAATCCACTCCTAGCTGCCCTGACCAGTTGTGCATTTTCCAGATAGACGCTCTGATCCCAGGCACGTGGTCAATCCAGTTTTGGCGATATTCATTAACCTCATTCTCCATATTATCGTTGTCTAAGATAAGAGAATAAGATCCAATACTTCCGCCATAAGCAATAGCTGCATTCGCATTATCCATTACTTGATAGAAAGCGTCTTTGCTCATGTTCTTATGGTATGCCTCTGGATTAGATCCGGTGACCGAGATACGTGCAAAATGCATACCTGCATCGACTGTTCGCTTCATTAAGTCGTCTTTGAACCAAAAGCCGTTAGTAATAAAAGACATTTTAAATCCTCTATCAGTACCAGCTTTTACAAATTCAGGCAGCTTTTTATTCATAGTCGGTTCGCCGGAACCTTCTAAATATATTTCTTTACAATTAGTTTCCATTAGCTGGTCAAGGGTATTGACGAACTGTTGATAGTTCATCATCTTACGGAAAGATCTTTCCCTGCCTTCAGTAAATGAGTGTGGGCAAAACGAGCAAGAGTAATTACACGAGCCACATATCTCTATCACTGCTTTTTCTATCATGCTATATCCTAATCTATTCATATATAGTATGAATCTATTTATGTGAAAGTTAAATCGTGGCTAAAGACAATTTCTTTTGCGTATCCCCTTGGAATATGGTATATGCCCATGATAACGGGAAATACGCCCCTTGTAACTTTGCCGAGCCCGACAAGCATATGGGTGTCGAGAATACGTCTATAGTGGAATGGATGCAGAGCGATAAAATGGAACAGCTTCGCGCCGAAATGCTTGACCCCAATTCTAATCACGAAATGGTTAATAAAGTTTGCCATAGGTGTAAGTTTGACGAAGAGCGATATGGTAATTCCAGAAGACTAAAATCAACGGGAGCACTTAAAAGTCACAAGTCACAATGGGCGTTAGTTGATCGGGCGGTGCGTATGAGCGCCGTTGCCGGTTATGATTTGGACGAAAGAATACTAGAACTACAGCTTAGGGTATTCGGTTCAAAATGTAACCTGGACTGTTATATGTGTCACCACTTTAGTTCTACAACGCGGCAAGATATGGCATATAAAAAAGGCACGTTTAATGAGACCGTTTGGGGTAATATCGATCGCTCTAAGAAATTATCAATGACCGCTAACTTGGATAAGGTAGATGATAATATAGTCATTAACCAGATGATTGAACTGGCACCGTATGTAAGAACATTAAAAATCATTGGCGGTGAGCCACTTGTTATGAAGCAATACTATTCCGTGCTAGATAGATTGGTGCAATCCGGTGAGTCTAAAAATATTCAAATAAAATATCAGACGAATTTATCTAAGCTAAAAAATGGTAAGCACAACTTTTTAAGTTACATTCCTCATTTTAAACAAGTCATTATAACGGTTTCCATTGATGCAGTGGGTAAGTATAATGATTATATTAGACGCAGGTCGTCCTTCCAAGAAATAGAAGCAAATATAGAGGCGTGTTCAAAGTTCGATAATGTTATATTAAATCTTAACTCTACTCTGTCCGTCCCGGGTATATTACGCTTTCATGAGATAATCGAATACGCTGATAAGAATCCTTTTATCTCGGGCGGCAGTCATTGGTTAATACAAAGCCCGGCACAACTTAGAATAAACAATTTACCTAAACCATTAAAAGATGGGCTAATCCCCCACTATAAAGATAATCCAAAATATGCGGACATTGTAAAAGCCTTAAAAATGCCCCAAGAGCCTGATGCAAACTTTAATGAAGTATGTAACTACTTAATGAAAGGTGATGAGGCATATAGAGGTACCAAGTGGGAAATGGAACTGTTTGATGTTTGGCCGGAGCTAGAAGAATTTTATAAGGACAAATCATGAACCTAACATACGGTAATCAAACAATAGATTTTAAATGCCCTGATAAAGTTCTTTTATCGTTATCGGGAGGACTAGATTCTGCTGCTATATTATATTTAATATGCCATTACTTTCCCGACACAGAAATTGTACCCTATACCGGTCATGATGTTACTGCCCCTATGGATTACGAATGCACTAAAGATATATTACAATTCATTAGAGAAATATTTCCGAATGCAAATATTAAAGAGCAGGACGCATATAGATTTGATATCTGGGATCCAGAATGGCGCGCGAAAGCACAGGAACAATGGGACAGCGAAACCACAATAGGGCTTAATGGTACTGTAATACATAAATTTAAAAAACTATCGGGATTAGTAAAAGTTTTATTTCTTAATGCTAACGCTGATAGACTTAAAAATCAATATCCGGGTCATACAATAATGACGGGTATGACTGCTAATCCGCCGGTCGAAGAACAACGCAAATACGGTTTTTATGACGTAGCGGAAAGACGCAGAGATCGTAGGGATCATCAAATACAATGGAAAATGGGAAGGCAGTATCAGCCTCTTGTAAACGTAGATAAGAAGTTTGTTGCCGGGGTATACAAAGATCATAATCTTATGGATAGTTTATATCCATTCACTTCATCATGTGTGGGCAAGTTCGACGACACGGATTACTATTCTACACCCTGCGGGAATTGCTTCTGGTGTGGCGAAAAAACATGGGCATTTGATACTTGATCAACATTGTTGTTACCAGCAAGCCCGTCGACGGTTTATTACATTATAGCTACGAATATTGCTGTCAACTCAATGACAATGGAATACCTGCTAAAGTGGTTATTGTTCCCCGAGGTAAATATAAACACCAAGACTATATTCAATCCTTACAGAAGAAATATGTTTATGTCAAGTATGTAGAAGATACTGACTATTGGCCTGAGCCGGACGACGTGTCTATGATACTGGGTCGTTCCATGATATCTATCCCGTATAAAGAACAGATTCAATATGATATGGATCAGTTATTACTTTTACATCAACTGTTTAAGAATAAACTAATATCGGTATATTCCGAGAACGATACAAAAAATTATCAGCCTGCATTAGATTATTTTAAAACAAAGGCAACCGTAGATCTATGTGATGTCGACGTGTATCCTAATGGAGTTGGTAACCACTTTGAGAAGACGATTAACTTTTCATTATACAAAGATCCTATAGAAGATAAGGAATTTGAACATCTGTTCTTGGGAACCAATAAAGAATACTATAAAGACGTAGAGAAAGTAATTAAAGATTATGACGATCATGGTATTATAACCTATAGTGATCGCTATATTAATAATGAATTAAACAACGTATTTGTTCCCATAGATAATCTGTTGGGAAGGTTTGGCACCTATGTTTATACTAAATCTACTTTTGACCCAGCCCCTAGAATTTTCATGGAGTGTAAGTATTACAATAAAAAGATAATTTACCTTAGAGATAAATCAATACAGGATGGTGGTTCAGTCTATTGGAATAGAGAACCGAAGACGCCAAATATAGAAGCAATAGTGAGGGCATATGAAGATATCATATAATGGCTGGGACAGAGAGTACCTAGAGAACAAAGAGTTATACCATACTCTTTTTGATAAAGCAATGGTCAAAGAGGTCGAAGGTAGCACAGAAGATTTAGAATCAGCAATCTCTTCCTATACTGGTCGAAAGTATTCTGTTGCTGTCGCGAGCGCGACCGACGCGCTTAGGTTTTCTTTATGGGGAATAGGACCCGGAGACGAGGTGCTCGTTACAGACTTCTCGTGGATCAGCACCTCATCTTGTATTTCTATGGCAGGCGCCACCCCAGTATTTTGTGATATTGACTTAGACTCATATCATATGTCATTCGACAGTATTTACCGTATGGCTACCAGTAAAACAAAAGCGTTGATCTATACCCACCTTTATGGTAATATGTCTGACACAAGAGAAATAGAAGAGTGGTGTATAAGCAATGGCATTAGATTTATAGAAGACTCCGCGCAGGCTCTTGGCTCGTCTCTCGCTGACCGCAAAGCAGGAACTATAGGTGAATGTTCATCGTATAGTTTTAACGGTAACAAAGTCATTGCTGGTATATCGGGCGGGGGTATGTTTATGACTGATAACAAAGAACATGCCGATTATGTGAAAAGAGTTAGACGGCACGGTAAGGATAAAGACTTTGGCGAATTAGGCTATAACTCTAAAATGTTTGTTACCAACGCAGACGTTATTCAATATAGATTAACCCAGATGCCTAAGTGGCAACAAAGGCGTAATAAGATAGCTTCCATCTACACAGAAGAATTAGGTCACAGTGTTATGTGTCAGCCCATCCCGGTTGACCTTGAACATAACTTTCATAAGTATGTCATAAGATTCGAAAGTAAACAACACCGCAAAGAAGTGAAAGACGGATTGAAATCTATTGGCCTGAATGCCAATATACATTACGAGAAAACTTTATCTAAAAATTCATTATATATAGATCAACACCATGAGAAAGATAACTGTCCTAATTCTCAAATTGCTTGTGATACCGTTATGTCTTTGCCTGTTCATGCCTGGTTAACTGAAGAAGAGATAAATAAAATATGCGACGTAGTACAAATCCTATCGTAAATATGCTGCAGAGGAATGCGGTTAACCTTGATATTACTCATAGATGTCCATTAGAATGTCCTAGATGTCAGCGCGCCACGTCCTTTACATCCAAAGGTCTTAAAGTCCCGGGCCATGATATGTCGGTAATAGAATTCACTAAAATAGTAGAACATTTTAAACATATTAATTTCTGCGGCCAAGTCTCTGATCCGGTGCATCACCCAAAGTTTGCAGAGTTTCTAGAAATATTATATGAAGCTGGAACTAGCGTATCCGTTCATCATGCAACCGGCGCTAAGCCTAGAAGGTGGTATCCAAAAGCATTTCAGGCTAATCCCAATGCTCGTTGGTGGTTTGGTATCGACGGTCTTCCAGGGGAAAGCCACAAGTATAGAATAAACCAAGATGGTCAAAAGCTATTTGATATTATGGTTGAATCGATTCCATACTTAAAGCAACTGCCCGTATGGCAATATATTGTATTTAAGTATAATCAAGACCATATTGAAGAAGCTCATAATATGGCAAAGGAAGCAGGAGTACAATTTATGGTAGTAAACTCTTCACGTTGGTTAAACGGTGAGGATGAATACCGGCCCACCAAAGAACATAGTCTGAGTTTACACGATGGATAATGAACGTACCGAGTTAGATCCAAAATGTTTAACTGGCGGGCAGGAAGCCTTTGCTATTACAAATCGTGGTGAACTTATACCTTGTTGCTGGTTAGATAATCAAGTAAATAGAAGAGATCCTGATTACATAAAATTACTAATAGCAAGTCATATTCAGGATTACGACTCGATTGAAGAAATTCTATTTACAGACGAATGGCTCGAGTTTCAGGATAATCTAAAGAAAGGCATAGGGTTTACCATTTGTCATCTCGTGTGCAAAAAACGAGATTCTCCGCAGCACAAAAGAGAAACGTTTTACGGCGAAGACAACGACAAAAAATACGTAAAAGAAACGTGATAGATATCAATATGGTAGATTCGATACACAATATAAGAGAACAAGGTTACCTTGGGGTTGATTTCTATCTGTCTAAGTCTTGCAATAAGTCTTGCCACTATTGCACCGCCTGGACTTTAGAGATGCGCAACCTTCACGTGGACATGGAATTTTTAACTAATACTCTCGACGGGTTCGACGGTCATAGGGTGAATGTAAATTTACTTGGCGGTGAGCCGGGTTTAATTAAAAACCTTAAAGAGGTTATTGCCAAGGTCAAAACGTACGACAATATAAAACTATCGGTGCTTTCTAATTCTCTTATAAGAAAATTTCACCCGTATGTTCTAGAAGATCCTGAGATCTATTATGTTGAGCATTTAGTATTAGATTTCCACGAAGACAAAATAGAGAAGTTAGGCAACTTTCCCTTTTTCCCAGAGAATAATTTAAACAACTACAATCTAGTTATTAAGACGCCCGGTTATTATGAGCATCTGGCTAAACACGACATGTCCGAGCTAGATCATAAAAACACTTTACTCAAAGAGTTTAATTCCCGTTCTCCTAACTGGGCCAAAAATTCACAAGCACCCGAGTTCGACAGACGTATGTGTGCTGCCTTTCCTAAAGTGCCGGTGGTTGACTTTGAGATAAAAAAGATAAGACATTGCAGTAAGAAAGTAATTAATGGTTCTAAGGTGTTTGACGTTACTCGCGAAAACATACAAAAGATGATGAACTTTGAATTGTTTGGATTTGAAAAGTATTGTATAGGCTGTACTGAGCACATCGAAAAAAGACCCCCAGAACAAATATTAAGAATAATGGAAGCGGGAGTAGTGTAATGTATAATCATTACGGCCTTAATGTTTTCTTAGATATATCTACCTATTGCAATGCTGCTTGTCCTCAGTGTCATAGGACTAATCCTAATGGTTTAGATAAAGCAGACTGGTTGCCTTTGGTAGCTTGGGACCTTGAAACTTTTAAGAAGGCTTATGATTTAGAGAACACTAAAATTCTATATCGCCATTTTTCGTTTTGTGGAACATGGGGAGATCCTGTAATGAATAGAGATCTTATAGGCATGGTAGAGTATATTATTAAATTCAGCAATGCAGACGTTGGTATTGATACTAACGGAAGTATAAGAAATGAAGAGTGGTGGTGGGACCTAGGAAGAATTGGCGGTCGAAGGGTAAGAGTAACTTTCGCGGTTGATGGCGTAAACCAGAAAATGCATTCTCATTACAGACAAAAGACCGACCTTAAAAAAGTATTGAATAATATGGAATCACTATCAGGGACTATGTCTTACCCTATAGTGCGAACTATAGTTTTTAAACACAATGAAGATTACCTTGATGAAATAGAAAAGTTGTGCAAAGATCACGGTGCATCGCATATAGAATTTACCCCTTCTGATCGTTGGGAGCGGGGATCGGTTTTTGAGTTTACGGACGGTAATGGTAACGCGCAACAACTAGAGCAAAGTAGAATACTTAAAGGTAGTCAAAAGCAAATCAGGAGGGAAGCATGAAAATTGTATGTAAGTGGTTAAAAGATAACCGAGTACTTGTTAACCCAGATGGTCAAGTATTACCATGTTGCTATCTTGCAAATCCCATTTGGGGTATAAAACAGAATTTTAAAGGCGGTGAAGCCGGGCGCCATAGCGATGGTGGCAAAGGGGTAGATTCAGACGGTAATCCATTATCTGTTGTTTATAACCAGTTTGGTAAAGGTGGTAAATCAGCTATGGAAGAGTATAATAACGACAAAGAAAAGTATAATATCCATAATAACGATATGAAAGATATTCTGAAAGGAAAATGGTTTACTAAAACATTACCGGATTCGTGGAAAGACGAAACTAAAACTATAAGCCAATGTAGGAAGTGGTGCGGAGAAGAATAAAAAAGGGGGTTTACATTCCGATCGTGACATGTTATAATAATTGCATCAATAGGAAACATGCATAATGAAAAAGATTTTATTAGTAGGCGGTGATAGTTTTTCGGATCAAAGCTGTTCTAGCTACAAAGGAAAAGATATTCTAACATGGCCTGTATTATTGGCGGAAAAACTAAATATGAATTTAGTATGCGTGGCATCGGCGGGAGGAGGCAATGAACAAATATACTCTTCTATACAAGACTGGGTGTGTACTCACATAGATCATCCTCATCCGAAAGATATAGGCATGGTAATAGCTGCTTGGTCTAAAGCAGAAAGAATGGATTTTGAAATAAAAAATCATTTCGCGCCCTTTGACCGACTACAGAGTGGGGACCGTAGAACTTGGGAGAATACTCGTGTGTCGCCGAGAGGAGGGATTTTTCACTTTATGAGAAAAAGCGTAAGAAACTTTCACAACTTACAAATGCTATGCGAAAGTAACAATATACCATATAAGCAGTTCCAAGCGCTATCGTTGTTTAGGGACTATATAAATGAATACCACCGGCCAAATGCCGTAGGAGTAAGATTAAAATGTATAGATTATATTAGTGAATCCGCACAGTTTCGCCATATCAATAAAGATAATTTTATAGGTTGGCCGCTCTATGATGAAGCAGGGGGTTTTACGGTCGGAGATCTTAGATCGAAAAAATATCGGGAAGCCATATATAACCTTGCTAATATTAGTCCTTATCATGGTGCTAAGGACGTCGACTGTGTAATTGGACCTAACGACACGCATCCAAATAAAATAGGCCATGAATTAATTGCGGAGTTCATCTATGAAAATCTTTAGTGCAGCATTTGGTCCACACGACCATAACACATATGATGGAGTATTTCATAACCAAAGGGAAAGATATACTCGGCGTAAGCATAATATTCCATGGCATTATGATGCATACCCTCATCATAGCACAGTAGATAAAATGAACAAGGAAGACAAAAGTTCAGGTCAAGAATTTTATAAAGACTATTGGAAACCAGAAAATCATGAAATCTTTGCTTATACAACCACAGTCGGTGGTGTTGCGCAAATGCCTGAACTTGAATCAAAGAAAGAGTTTATGGACTGGCATCCTACTAACCTTTGGGATTATAAGAAAAGGGGAAACCTTTATTACATAGACCATCATCAATCGCATGCAGCTTATGCGTACTTAACTTCCGGCTTTGCTGAATCAGACATATTAGCAATTGACGGGCGGGGGTACAAATACAATACTGTATTTTTTGATAGAGATGGTTACCCCAATATTCTAGATTTAGGCATTGGTGAAATATGGGATTGGTTTTCAAAAGAGCTTGACTTTGGTACTCTTGGTGCAAGTAAGGTAATGGGCTTAGTAGGTTATAACAAGCCGGAACACATTCTATATGATCTCTATACGCTATTAGATCGGTTTTGGGATACAAAGGATAAAAGAGTAAGTAATATATGGAATGAATTAAGATATATTGCCAATAAAGAAAATCCTAGACATGTAGCATACACTTTGCAAAAGGCTACCGAGGAAAGAATTTTGGATGCCGTAAGGGAATTAAAAACTTCTGACAATCTTTGTGTAACGGGCGGAGTTGCATACAATGGTTATGTAAACGAGTTACTTACGGAAGAATGGGATAACGTATTTGTTCCGCCCGCGCCGGGAGACGAAGGCCAAGCCCTTGGAACGTATATGCATGCCGATTATATGCTAAACAAGAACACACATATTCCGTCTGTGTATGCAGGTAAAGAGTATGACTTTGTCGGCAAAGAGAAGGTAGATATAAAAGAAGTTGCTCAAGCAATTGCTGATGGTAAGATCATTGGTTGGTTCCAAGGTAAATCTGAGAGTGGGCATAGAGCACTGGGCAATAGAAGTATACTTGCCGATCCTAGAAATCCTAAGATAAAAAGTATTATTAACCACACGATTAAAATGCGGGAAGACTTTAGACCTTTTGCACCAAGTGTGCTCGAAGAACATTACCAAGAATACTTTGATACTGAAACACCGAGTCCTTATATGTCTCGCATTGTAAAAGTAAAGTCTGACAAAGTTCCTGGCATTACCCACGTCGATGGAACAGCCCGCATCCAAACCGTTAACAGAGAACAGAATGAAAAGTTTTATGATCTGATTAACGAGTTCTATAAAATCACCGGCATTCCCATGCTACTCAATACTAGCTTTAATTGTCAAGAGCCTATTGTCGAGACACCTACGGAAGCCATAGATACTTTTGAAAGAACTAAAATGGATATGTTGGTAATTAATGATTATATCATGCGTAAAATGGGGTAACAAGTTTAGCCACGAACATGTGAACAGATTATATACGATGGTGGCTAAGAACATAAGCATCCCATTTACATTTGTTTGCCATACGGAAAATCCCGAGAACATACACAAAGACATACAAATAAAACCTTTAGACACTTCTTTAGGTCTAGAAAAGTGGTGGTGGAAGCTAACACTATTTAATCAAGAACCCGGAGAACACATATTCTTCGATCTTGACGTAGTTATACAAAACAATCTACAACCTATTATTGATAGTATAAGACCTAACAAACTTTGTATGATAAAAGCCCTTTGGAAAACCTACGAACTAAAGGGCAATGACATGGATCATAACTCTTCTGTTATGGCATGGGATGGTGATCTATCTCATATATGGGATAAGTTTGAAGATGACGTTGAACATTACACTTGGGCATATAATGGCATAGACGGCTTTTTATATCCCTCCC